GTACTCGAAGGCTTACTACGCTCAGGTTTCGTTGTGTATTTCATATCGAACCTTTTTGGTAAATAATACGAGTGAGGGACTATTACAGTAACACAGTCACCCAGTTTTCCCCCTACCCCCCTCTCTGGAGGCTCGCTGCAAGTAATTAACCTAGGTCAATGCTCACCTTGATGTCACCTGCTACTTGTATCTGTGATCTATCCACTGGCTTGAACCCTGCTCTATCAAGCAAATCCTGCGCAGCTTGTAGCTGTACGTACTCAGATTTAGCCTTGTTTGCTAGCCCTGCGACTCTGTGAACGGCCATGGCAGCGTGCTTTCCAAATGCCTCAGCAGTCACCTGCATGAGATACTGTTGCACATGAGGCGTCTTCATAGCCTTCCATGCGCTTGTTCTTCCACTGTTGCCAGCAGCGTATCCAGCTTCTTCAGCAGCCTTCGTCAGGTTTCCACCATTTGCAACATACGCTTCCACTAAGTCACGCTGTCTTCTTGTTATCGGTCTTAGTGCTACTGCTTTCATATGTATCTCCTATCAACCCCCCTCTCCCTCTCTCCCCCCGTTGATAGCACTGTTACAAACCCCTGTGTCAACGCACAAATAGGACGGTTCACACCCCGCATCATACTATAACATACTATAACCCCTACTTTATGAGAGATGCTTGCCGAAGTTGTAGCCTTGACAGACCAGTTCTCCAAGTCACTGCGGCCACCTCGGATTCATTCCGGCGTCTCACAAGACAATACAGTTCGCAAGGGACGCTCCGCTCTTCGCCCTTGCGTACTGCAAGCGGCTTTGCCGTATTGTCATGTGGTCCTAGTCAATCATCGCGAGATGGTCCTCGCGACAACATGGAGAACTAGAATGACAAAGCAAATCACAACTTCAACAATCATCTCTCAGAAACTAGATCACATTAACTACTTCCGCGAAGATGGTATTCACGACGCTCTTTACGTCGGCATTGCCAGAGACGCTTGCTACACTGCAAACAACAGCCTCGGCTTCAAGAAGAAGCAGCTAGCAGAAGCACTCGGTGACTACGATCGCTTCATGGCAGAGAAGGACGATCATGCAGCCGAGCGCGTAGAGCGCTTTATCGGGCGCATGTACCAAGAGTTGGAAATCCTTGAGGAACGCCTCGAAGTAGAGAAGGCAGTATACTTCAGCCTCACTGGTGGCGAAGAGTGGATGCCCAAGGCGCCCAAGTCTCGCGGCCCCCGCACCGACATCAACGCACTGCGCAAGAAGCTGGCGGCGTAAGCCCCAGCACAAGGGTCAGCAATCAAGCTGGCCCTTACATCAACAGGAGAACACCATGAAAATTCGTCACATCCTTGCAGACGTACTCTGCCTTGTGCTTATCTCAACAATCGCACTCACCTTCCTCTTCCTCTAAGCCCAGCCCGCTACTCCAAAGGTAGCGGGTTAAACACTGCTCGCCACACGTCAATCAACATGTTGTGCTGGTGAGGCAACCAACCACAATCAATAGGCTCATGAATGAGTCAAACCAATTTGGAGAATAAGAATGCTTGATTTTACACACAACAACTGGGACTTCCCGACCGAAGCACAGCCTGTCTTTGACATGCATGGAAACGAAATCAACGGATCGCAATGCATCGTGCGCACAGATACCAACGCTGTGCTTGGTGTTCACGGCTCTCGCTATCGCATGGTAAAGCACGACGATGTAGTCAACAGCGTGATGGATGCAGTCAATGCGTCCAATCTAAGCAAGGACTACGACCTCAAGGTTATGGCACTCGACGGTGGACGTAAGCTTCGCGGTGAGATTTTGTTTAATGACGTGACCGTCGAGCCAGCTATCGGTGACTTTGTAAAGTATCGCGTCAGCTTCTTTAACAGCTACGATGCAAGCTGGTCGTTCAGTCAAGCGGCTGATGGCCTGCGACTGTGGTGTCTCAATGGCTGCACTCACGACATCAAGACCGCACGGTCTAAGTTCAAGCACACTCAGTCAATCAATGTAGAGGGCAGCGCGAACAAGATCGTCAATGGCTTGGACATCTTCAAGAATCAGCAGGATGTTTGGCAGCAGTGGATGCAGGTGCATGTCAACGATGTGATGGCCGAGCAATTCTTTAAAGCAACAATCGCCAAATCATCATCGTATCAAGTGCTTGCAGCCAAGGCCAACGAGCGGCAGCTAGAGCGCTTGCTTCAAATCTGGAACGCTGAGAAGCAGCAGCTTGGGTCAAACAAGTGGGCTTTGTACAATGCCATGACCTACTGGTCGAGCCACACACAAGATCTCAAGAACCCCGAGGTTGCACGTCGCAATCGTGAGGACTCAATCGCCAAGGCTATGACACACAGCCGCTGGCACAGCATGGAACTGGAAGGAATTATCTAATGAAGTATTCATACGCAGACCTAGCACAGTTGGACATCGTGCTTTCAATGACATCATTTGAACTGGAGTTTGTTCGCGAAATCCTTGTCGAAAAAATGGAGAACGATCCAGATTCGAGCAAATCATGGGCAATGAAAAAGCTTGTTCGAGAGATTGATGAAGTGCTTGAGCGCTTTGCTACCTCAATTTCTTATGATGTTGAGTATATGAAGAAGCAATCGGAAAAGTAGTCATGAAAATCACCGCACCAATTATGAATCAGTCAACACATGACTTCATTGCAGACGTAGTAGGCCCGCGAGTTAGCTGGCCTACCTACCTTGAGGCAATTGCAGATGCGATTGCAGCCACCAACCCAAGCTTCAATCGCGAACGGTTTATAAACAGAGCAACGAATGGATGGGAGCAAGCCTATGAGCCACCAATACTCGACGATTGGATACCTTATGATACCTAAGACGCGATGCCCTGACTGTGAGGGCGATGGCGAGGTAGAGGTGGACACGTTCCACCCTGCCAGCGCAAGTAACTCATACGGATATGAAAGCAGCAGCTTTGAAATCTGTGAAACATGCAACGGAGATGGAGAATTTACCGATGATTAGCATACTTGAAGAAGCCGCTGAGATTATTAGCGGCGCCCGTCAAGACGAATATGGCACACCAGAAGAATCATTCAGCAAGATTGCTAGTATGTGGAACACTTACCTCATTGGGAACAACATCCAGCACATCACTGAGCAAGACGTAGCGATCATGATGATCTTGCTTAAAGTATGCCGTGTGAATAACGGCGCAACTGATGATACTTTGGTAGACATTGCAGGCTATGCGGCAATCGCCAGTACCCTTGACTAAATAGCTGCACTGATGCAGTTATGATTCATGAAATCATATTTGCAGTTACTAACAGAGCGAGCGGAGGCATGTGATGTGCCTCTGCTTAAGGCGTTCAAGTCAGCTGACATCCCAACCTCGACTTACTACAGAACAATCAATGGGACTACAGAGCTAAGGCATGACACTGCCAGAAAGGTAATGAAGACCCTTGAAAAACTTCACGCACTTGCGGAAGCCCGTAGTTATACCGAAGGACTACGAGCATCTGGTCGAAGAGTTGATATACGCAAGACAAGAGCAAAGTTTAAGCCAAGAAGCACTGGCGCATGAGATAGGATGCACTGTTTCATTGGTTCACAAGTGGGAAACCCACAAGCGTATACCGTCAGGCTTCATGCTAATGTGCTGGCTCGACGCTCTTGAGTACGAAATCGAAATTAAAAAACGGCAAGTCTCTGTGTGACTCATGCAATGAGATCGTCAGAAACTTTGTCGCTGTATTAAAGAACGATCACAAGCGAACCAACTCAAAGCATTGGTTCATCTGTGTAGATTGTTATGAGGCTGACCTATGGCAAACAAGAATAAGCAGAAAGGTAGCTACCATGAGCGCTGGTTCATTAAGTGGCTCAAAGAAATCGGTATCAAAACCAAAGCCCAGCCCCTCTCTGGAGCGTTGGGAGGAGAATATAGAGGCGACCTCAAAGTCGAACTCTTGGGACACGAACTGGTAGGGGAGGTTAAGTACAGGGATAAGTCAGGGTTCCCTAGCCCATTCAGTGTCTTGGATAAGCGAGACATTGCTTTCTACAAACGACGGACAGGAAGTCCTCAAGTTGTCGTAATCATGGACGGTGATACGTTCAAAAAACTCATGGAAAACTATCATGACTACACAGAACCAACAGATTCTGAGCCACCTTAAATTAGGTAAGACCATCAACCCGATGGAAGCATTAACAATGTTTGGATCGTTCCGCTTGGCCGCTCGCGTCTATGAATTAAAAGGCAAAGGCTGGCCTATTAGTTGTAGCATTCAAACAATGGAAAATGGTAAGACTATCGGGACTTACTCACTGCACATGGACACCTTGTGGTGGCCTGAAGAGTAAGCGGCGGCAGTACCCATGGACAAATACTGCCGCCAAGAAATCATGACAGGAAGGAAAACATGATTCCATATGACCTGATAGCAGATGTTGCGTTGATGCACATCCAAAATCCTACGGCTAAAGTGGTACTAATTGCACTCGCTCGCTATTCAAATGCGAAGGGTGAATGTTTCCCTTCCCGTGATAGACTGTCCGCAGATACCTCAATCCCAGTGCGATCAATCGTAAGATCAATCCAATGGCTTGAGGCTAACAACTACATACGGATTAGGCAAAGAAGTGGATCATCCAACTTCTATGTCATCACTTCTATGGAGGAAGAAACCATGTCAGATAGCGACAATACGCCACAGACCCGTGCCAAATTGGCACACGAAGATGATATAACTAATAACATTTACTCTATTAACAGTAGTAATAGTAATACTACTACCCGTGCCAAATTGGCACACCCCCTCAATACACCCATGTTTGCTGCCTTTTGGCAGGCCTACCCTCGTAAGATAGGCAAGGGTGCTGCGCGTGTGGCCTTTGATAAGTCGCTCAAGTTTGCTCACGGCAATGACATTATCCAAGCAGCCATCGACTTCTCTAAGCATTGCAGAGAAATGCAGACTGAACCGCAGTTCATTCCACATGCATCGACATGGCTTAACCAAGAGCGTTGGGAGGACGACCTCTCAGCAGAGATGCCAGATAAAAAATCAGGATGGGGAGACGCACTCAATGAACTATGAGCAACGAGTCAATCAAATCACCAAGTGGTTTAAGACCGAGGTCGCAATCAGGTACAACATGCCTCGCGACATTGATCCAAAGGTAGCAGCGATGGATGTTATCGAATCAATCAACGCAACGGTTGCTGGTGGAGTGGACGCCGAGCGGATGGGATACTTACTCGCCTCCACAGCGAAGGAAGTATCACGATCCGCGCACTCACGCACACTGCCGACGGTAAAGATGTTCGTCGATGCAGCCCGCAATGCCTCTAAGACGCTAGGAGCGGTCCATACAGCGCCTCCTCAGCAGTTCATTGACCCAATCCAGCTTAACGCAAAGAGAGTACTCAGCGGCGATCACGTTCCCGCTGACTATCTAACGGGTCTATCCCGACAGAGATTACTTGACGAGACATCAGTGACTGAGGCTGACCTTGAGCCTTATGACCTTTACATTGCTGCACATAAGCAGTAAACATATCCAACAGGAGGAAGAACATGGAACGCAAAGGATTTATCGGAGGCTCAGACTGCGTAAAGATTATGCAGGGTGAGTGGCTGAAGCTATGGCAGATCAAGACTGGACGCATTGATTCTGACGATCTTAGCGACAACATTGCAGTGCAGCTTGGCATTCATACCGAGGACTTCAATCTTAAATGGTTTGAATCGAAGTATGAGTGTCGGCTTACTGACCATCAAATGACCTACGCCGAAGACATTGGCACTGTTCAGGTCAAGGGTACTATCGACGCCAAGTGGGGCAATGCAATTATCGAAGCCAAGCATACCAATGCCTACAACTCAATCGAGTCAGTCATTGAGTATTACATGCCGCAGATTCAACTCTATGCAAGGCTGGCTGGCGTAGATGGAATCTACATGTCGGTAATTTTTGGCAACAGCAAGTGGACTGGATCGTATGTCGCCTACAACAAAGAGTATTTCAATTCAATGTGGGCAGTGGTGTCAGATTTCTGGGGCTACGTTCTACGGGATGAAGAACCAGTTGGTATCGACGTACCCGAGATCAGCATCGACAAGATTGCGGTGGACCAAATGGTCAAGCGAGATGCCAGCAAGGACAACGCCTTCATTGATGCGGCTCATACCTACATAGAGAACGAAGGCTCAGCTAAAATGTTTGAGTCCGCAAAGAAAAGCCTAAAGCAAATGGTGGGACAGGATGAACGGGAAGTTTATTGTGACCTGCTTGCAATCAAGCGCAGCGCAAACAACGCTCTACGTTTTACAGTTCGGAAATAAGGGAAGGAAGAACCATGAAAGAAGCAATCGCAGACCTAATCAAGGCGCAGCAAGAGTGCGCACCGCTGGTTAAAAACGCAATCAATCCACACTTCAGAAACAAATACGCTGATCTTGGCGCAGTGCTTGAGGCGTCGATGGATTCATTTCACAAGAACAACTTCGCCGTTCTTCAGATCGTTGACGCTGATGAACACGGCAAGTTTGTAAACACAAAGCTATTCCACAAAACAGGCGAGACCTTTGACTCAAAGGTTTACCTTGCTCTCTCAAAGCAAGACATGCAGGGACTTGGCTCAGCCATTACATATGCGCGTCGATATGGTCTGCTTGGTATCGCTGGCCTGTCTGCGGAAGATGATGATGGCAATGCCTCGGTGCCTGCAAAGAAAGCCTTTGTCGATGATGCCAAGCCAATGTCGAGTGACTTCTAATGGATGCGCTGCTTGGATTGTTCATTGGTGCGTTATTTATTTTCCTTTGGATTACGCACTTAATAACCTGCTTCGCGGCTGAGGCGTGGGGCTTACTAATTGCTGGAGCGTTATTCTTTCCAGTCGCAATCGTTCACGGGGCATTCACCCTGTTCGGACATCCATTCGTTTAACAAGGAGCCAGAAGCATGGCAGAGACATACGATAACACAGACAAGGGCGCTGCCTTTGCACCTTTCGAAACGCAGAGGCTGATCCTTCAAGGCAAGATCAATGACCGCGGCATGGAACGCAAAGTTACCTTGGTCAAAGACCAGACTCGCGATGGTAAAGTCCTGATTGAAATCTATGAGCGTGTTGGAGTTCTGTTTGAGAACGACAAGAAGGGCAATGACAATGCGCCAGATTACACTGGACCCCTTGGTGAGACTCGCCGCCTAGCTGCGTGGCGTAAGATGAAAGACGACAAACCGTACATGACCTTTAATGTTTCAGATAAAACAGGCGGTCAGCAAGTACAGCAAGTACAGCAAAGCGATAGCGTTGCAATGGACGATATACCGTTCTAAGCTAAACACTTCTTCAAGTTCCTAACGCCGGAACCTACTGGCGGGGCTTCGGTCCCGCCTTTTTTCTTACAAGTAAAGCAAAGCAAGTGAGGTTTCTCACTCCAATTATTGACGCCACAGGAGGCTAACATGAACACACATCAAGAAGCAGCGTTGGGTGAAGCCATGCTTAAATTTGAGAAGCAGCAAGTAAAACGAAAGAAGAGACCTGACCTTCCAAATGAGAAAAGGATAAGCCAACAAGCAGCACACTACATCACAAGAACAAGGCACGAACAGGTGCTTGACCTGTTCACATCAGATGAAACTGAAATAACATTTACAAATGTCGCTGAACATCTTGGTGTAAGCAATCCAGTTGCCTCAACGATACTAAGCAATATGCATAAAAGGAATCAGGTAGCCAAAACCTCTATGACAAGACAATCCATCACTGCCAATGGGAAGTTATCTCGCAATACCTGCTGGGTTTACAAGCGACACAAA